TCACGGTGCCTTCCGGTGAGTGGATCCCTTCGCACTCGTCGGCGAGGGGATGGCGGACAGGGTGGCTGGAGCGTCCTGTGCGGGGGCGCCCTGGCCGTGGCTGTCCGGGGGCGGGAAGACGAAGCCGTTCGCGGCGTGGGTAAGTCCAAGCCGGTATCCCTCGTTTGCGCTGTCGGCGGCCCTCTGCTTGGCACGGTGGCTGCGGGCGATGGTCACGAGCGCCAGAACACCGAAGGCCGCTCGGATGGCCATGCACGTTCGTCCGGGGCGCTTGCTGCTGATAGCTCCCTGGACGACCAGGGCAGCGCTCCCGAGTAGGACGGTGCCGGCTGTGGCGGTGGTGATCTGTTCGCGGGTGATCATCATGGCGGTGATGAGCCTTCCTGTGGTGCTGGTGCTAGCCGCTGGCGCGGTCGTTCGGGCTGTTCTCTGCGGGTGGTTCGGTGGCGCGCAGGCCCCTGACGGTGCGCTCAAAGGCGGTGACGCCTTCGGGGCTGGTGATGCCCAGTTCGGCGGCGGCGCGTTCGGTGGTGATGGGGTGGGGGTCGAGTCGGGCGTTGTGCAGCGCTTCGACGTCTGACGGCTTGAGGACGCACGCGCGCACGAGCACTTCAATGAGGGGGACGTTCAGGAGCTTGGCGATGGGTTCGAGGGTGCGGACGTCGGGGGTTCCCTTGAACCGCAGGATTCTGGAGAGGTTGTTTTCCGACACGCCTGCGTCGCGCGCGAATCGGCCCTGGCCTCCTCGCTCTGCGTACCCCCGCCGTTCCATGACCTCGCGTAGCCATGCGGCGAACGTTTGGGGGGTGTGTTCGGAGTCGCGATCTTCTGTCATGCGTGAAATGTATCGCGCATGACAGAGCGATGTGACACAAACGCGGTCTGAGCATAGTCCTCCTTTGATGTGGTCCCGACGCTCCTTTGAGTGCCCCCTGGTGGTCATTCGAACGAGCTTTCGAGCGAAGCATACGGCCGAGCGCCGACACCTGTCACGTACGTAATGGCTCCATGACGCTGCGCAGCAGTTGGGGACCGTACTGACCAGTTACGTCCGGTTCTTAGCTGTAGTTCGAAATCAAACCGTTGCCCGCTCAACTCATGTCACCCCTGATACAAACGTGCTACGTTCCTCTCATGGCAGGTAGAGAACATCTACAAGTCACGGAAGGGACAATCATGTCTTTTGCTCACGAGGCCCTTATCTGCGCCGCCGGGCGCAGGGGCGACCACACCACGGCCGACATGGCGCGCCGCCTGGGCGTGCCGTACCTGACCGTCTACCGGTGGGTCACCGGCCGGAACACTCCTGGCCCCGCCGGCCTGGCCGCCATCGAGCGGACCTACGGCCTGACCGCCGCCGCCCTGTTCTCCCGGACGGCCGCCGCATGAGCGTCGTGATCAGCCGCGAGCAGGCGTTCATCAACGCCCGCCGGGTCCTGGACATCGCCCGGGAGCGCCGCGACCGCGACCGCGCCGCCGGACGCCTCGACCCCGCCGCCGAACTGGTCCTCCGCCGGATCGAGCGCCGCCAGGCCGCCGACCGCGCCGCCGCCGAGCGTGCCAACGCCACCGGCCGCGCCGCCGCCTGAAACGCAAAGGGCCGCCCCGGACACGACCCGGAACGGCCCCACACACGCCCACCACAGGAAGCAAGGAACGTGTCCCCAGACGCTACCCCGGCCCTGCCGATGATCGCCCCGCAGCTCAGTGCCGACGGGACCGCCGTCCGCTGGCCTCTCCTCGACCGCCTCGCCCCGCTGCTCGACGACCTCGCCCAGGCGTACGCCGAGGACCCCGTCGCCATCGGCTACCTGCTCACCGCGCACGCCGCCCACGTCGAGGCCCTCGACTTCGCCCAGGGCAGCGCGGACATGCCGGAGCACGAGCGCTGCATCCGCGCCGCCCAGGCCGACGCCACCCGCGAGGCCCTGCTCGACGAACTGCCGAGCGCCCCCACGGTCGACGCCCGGTGCACCCCCGACGACGCGATCACGTACGCCACCCGACTCACCAAACTCGCCGTCTTCTCCCGCCTCACCCGGAACAGGAACCCGCGCTGATGACCGTGACCACCCTCCCCACCACCGCCCCGGCCACGTTCGCCCCCGGCCAGCGCGGCGGCGCCCTCTCCCTCTCCCAGATGAGCCCCTACGAGGCGTGGCAGTTCTGCGAGTCCCTCGCTGCTACCCCTCTCCTCCCGGACGCCTACCGCAAGCAGCCGGCGAGCGTGTTGTGGGCGCTGGAGTACGGCCGGGCACTCGGCCTCGACGTCGTCACCACCATCACGACCATTCACGTGATCAAGGGCAAGCCGACCCAGTCCGCCGATCTCATGCTCGGCCGCGCCCGGTCCGCCGGCCACCGCGTCCGCATCAAGTCGGAGCGCACCCGGTGCGAGGTCCGCATCCAGCGCCACGACGACCCGGACGACGAGACCGTCATCGAGTGGACCCTCGACGACGCCGTCATCGCTGGTCTGTGCACGCTGCGGGACGGCCGCCCGTACTCCCGCGACCAGAAGAACCAGCCGCAGCCGTGGGAGCGCTTCCCGCGCGCCATGCTGCGGGCCCGCGCCATCGCCGAGGCCGTGCGCACCGCGTGCCCCGAAGTGCTGCACGGTGCCATCTACACGCCGGAGGAACTGGGCGCCGTCGTCGACCAGGAAGGCAACCCCGTCGTCATCGTCGAGCGCGCCGACAGCCCGCCCGTGCAGCAGGCCGTGACCGTCGTGCAGTCGACGCCGAACGGTCCGCCGCCCGCGCCGCCGCGCGACTTCCTCGCCGAGGCTGCCGAGACGTCCGACGCCGACACGCTCGCCGCGATCCTCGCCGACGCCATAGCGGCCGGGGCCCCCGTGGACTACATGACGTGCCTGACCGAGATCCGCGACGCGCACGCCGCCGAGGCGGTCGGCCCGGTCCGTGAGCTGCACGCCGCCGCGCAGGCCCGGGGCGCCCAGCGCGAGCACCTCGCCCGCCTCGCCGCCATCGGCGCCACCAAGCCGGGCGCGAAGAAGCCGGAGGAGCAGCAGCAGAGCGTGCCCGCGACCACCACCGCGGATTCCGGCGAGGACCAGGAGCACGCCGCCGCCCTGGGCGAGCTGTACGACGCCGCCCGCGACGCTGGCCTCACCGACCGGGCCGAGGTCGCCCAGGTGTTCGCGTCCACCCACCAGTGCCAGCCCGAGGCCGCCACCGTGGACCAGCTGCGGCGCACGCGTGACGACCTGCTCGACCTTGCCCGGCAGGTGGCCGCATGAGCGAGCAGACCCTCACCGAGCAGATAGACCAGCACCACCACGACGTGATCACGGAGCGGCTTGGCGTGAAGCGCCTCGCCGTCGAGGCCGGCGAGGTCACCGACCACGACCAGGCCCCCGCCGGCGAGGCCGACCAGGACGCCCCGACGCTGCGCGAACTCGCCCTCGAAGAGGCCGCCCTCGACCTGCTCGCCGCCCGCGTGGCGACCGCGAAGAAGGACGTCAGGGCCCGCATGCAAACCGCGCTGGACGCCGCCGCCCGACGCGACGGAGTCGAGCGGGTCGTCGCCACCCTGCCCAGCGGCGAGACCGTCGCCACGATCTCTCTGCGGGCGGGCGCGACCGGTCCCGTCGTCACCGACGAGGAGGCCCTCGCCCGGTGGCTGCGGCAGACCTACCCGGATCAGGACTGGACGACCACCCGCATCGTGCGCGAGGTCCGTCCGTGGAAGCTCGCCGAGCTGGTCGCGCAGATGGACGCCGCCCAGGCCGCGCAGATCATCGACGCGGACACCGGGGAGGTTCACGACGTGCCCGGCGTGATGATCAAGCCCACCCGCGCCCGGACGCACTCCCTGTTGTGGAAGAAGACCGGCCGGACGGCCATGGGCGACGCATGGCGCAACGGCGCATTGGCCGGGTTCATGCAGGCCCTCACCGCCTCGACTGAGGAGGCGACCGCGTGAGCGCCCCCGAAGGTCTGGCCGCCGCGTTCGCCGCCCGTACCCGCGCCACCGAGGACGGACACCGGATGTGGATCGCCGGGGTCACCAGCCGGGGCGTGGGCCGCTTCCAGCACGCAGGCCAGGCGTACACCGCCCACCAGGCCGCATGGGTCGTCCGTACGGGCCGTCAGCCCGTTGGGCAGGCCCGCCCGTCGTGCGAGGTCCCCCACTGCTGCGAGCCCGCCCACGTGGACGACCAGGCCACCCGCCAGCGCGACCGCGCCACCCTCGCCAACGTCCGAGGGGTGCAGCACCGCGCCCCGTCCTGCGAGCACGACCAGGCCGTACACGGCCGCCACCGGGCCGACGGCCGCCGGTATTGCGACGCCTGCAACAACGCCGGCCGCCGCAAGCCGCGCTGCGAGTACGGCAACCCCCAGTGCGGCGCAGAAACGATCCGCCCATACCCGTGCGGCCCCCGGTGCAACGAGCACCAGCCGGCCCGCACGCACCGCGCCCGCCCGCAGTAGCCCGCCGCACTGCCCCGGGGCGAGGCAGGCACTCACCGCCCCTCGCCCCGGGCGCCCCACCCCTCGTAAGGAGCAGCACGCCGTGACCCTCGATGCGCAGGCATGGGTGTGGAAGCACTCTCGCACCCGTGGAAATGCCCGGCTGGTCATGCTCGCCGTCGCCGACGCCACGACCGACGACACGGCCACCGTGCGCATGGGCACGACCGAGATGGTTAAGCGGGTCAACGCCGCCCGGTCCACGACGCTGGCCGCCGTCGACGTCGCCCTCGCGTCCGGCGAACTGGAGATCGCCGAGGCCGCCGCCGGTAGCCGCGCCGCGCTCTACCGGATCCCCGGGGCTGTCGGGTACTGCCGCTCTACCGGTCCGGTTTCCGGACCGCAAACGGCCAGCGCCCAGGGGTCCGAATCTCAGACCGCAAACGGCTACCGGTCCGAATCTCAGACCGCAAATGCCCCCGCTACCGGTCCGGAATCCGGACCCCTAGCCCCGGACACCGATGGGGCGTTGTGGTCCGAGATTCAGACCGCTACTGGTCCGAAATCCGGACCCCATCACTCACCCATAGAAAGAGTGAATGAAGGAGTGAGGGAGGGAGCGCCCACGGCGGTCGTCCCCGACTTCGCCCGCGAGCTGGTCGCCAAGATCACCGCCGCCGAGGTCTACCCCGCGTGGAACCTCACCCCCGGCGAGTGGTTCCAGGTCGATTCCATGCTCCGGCGGTCCGGGGTCGACATGCTCGCCGCCGTCGCCGTCAAGGCCGCCAGCAAGAGGGACGTCTCGCACGCCCGCTACTTCCTGCGGGCATGGCTCAACCTCGCGCCGGCCGCCGCTCCCGGCACCGTCCCGCCGCCCCGGACCGGAGCCGACGTCATCCCCCTTGACGCCCGCCGAGGCAAGGCCGCCACCGCCGCCGCCATGTTCGCCACCGCCGCCGGAATCACCCCCCAGGAGCACCACCGATGAACCGGACCGAAGTCGCCGCCCTGCTCGCCTACGCCGTCCGCCTCGACCCCCGCCTCACCCCCGAGAGCCAGGCCGACGCCGCCGAGCGCCTCGACCAGTGGTACGAGCTGCTCGCCGACGTCCCGCCGACCGCCCCGCACCCCGACGGCCGCGACTGGAACGCCGCCCACGTCGTCAAGCACCACATCTCCAGCAGCCCCTACCGCATCCAGCCGAGCGACGTCTCGCGCCCCTGGCACACGTTCAAGGCCGACACCCTCGGACGCCACACCGACCCCATCCCGCCCGTCGACCCGAACAACGCCAAGGCATACCGTGCCGCCCTGCTCGGCACCCGGCAGGCCGTCGCCACCGGCCAGGCCGCCCCCTCCGTGATCCGCGAACTCACCGGAGGCAGCACCCGCGACGCCCGGGACGAGTTCGCCGCCGCTCGCCTCGCCGCCATCGGCAGCACCTACGTACCGCGCGACATCGCCGACAAGTTCGAACCGTGGCGACGCGCCAAGGCGCAGCGTGAGCGTCTTGCCGCTGCCGGGAAGCCCGACCCGCTGAACATCCCCTGCCCGTGGGAGGCGTGCCGTGCCGCCGCCGGGAAGCCGTGCCAGCAGGGCACCAAGAACCGTCGGGACCGCCCGGATCCCCACCCCGCCCGCGTAGACGCCGCGACCGCCCAGCACTACGCGCAGCAGGGCGCCGCATGAACCGCGCCCCGCGCTCGCAGCCGGCCCCCGTCGAGGACGACCAGGACGACGAGCCCAGCCCGTACGCGCGGCTCATGACACAGGGTCCGACCGCATCGGACCACCGCGGCCGTCTGCGAGGCCGCCACGTCGTCAACGGACGCGGCATCCGCTGAACCCCCCGTGAAACCAGAAGGTCAAACGCACACCCATATCGATCACGTACCACGTACGATACGAATCCCGCTGATTCATACCAGCAGTGAGAGAAGGCTTCTGTGTCCGGCGAAACCCTCGTCACCGTCGTTGGCAACCTCGTCGACGAACCCGAACTCAAGTTCACCCCCGGAGGCGCAGCCGTTGCCCGCTTCCGCATCGCGTCCACCCCGCGCACCTTCGACCGCCAGACCAACGAATGGAAGGACGGCGAGAGCCTGTTCCTGACCTGCTCCGTGTGGCGCCAGGCCGCCGAGAACGTCGCCGAAAGCCTCACCCGAGGGATACGCGTCATCGTGTACGGCCGACTCCGTCAGCGCACGTACGAGACCACGGACGGCAGCAAGCGGACCGTGTTCGAGCTGGACGTCGAGGAAGTCGGCCCCAGCCTCAAGAACGCCACCGCCAACGTCACCAAGGGCGGCGCCACCAACAGCGCCCCACAGGCCCGCCAGCAGCCCCACGGCGGCGGATACGGCCAGCCCAGCGGCACCAACCCATGGGCCGCGCAGCAAGGCGCAGAGATCCCGTTCTAGCCCCTCGCCGCGTCCGGTCCGCGCGACCGGACGCGGCCCGCCCCGCGCGCAGGAACGCCACCTCGACCCCGGACAGGAGCACCCCCCGTGACCCGCACGCCCGACGCCGTCACCACCGCATCGCTCGACACGCACCGCCTGATCGTCACCATGCCGAACGACGGCCCGCCCGACGTCCGCTCGAACCTGCCGCGCGGCACCGTCGCCGCCCTGCTGCGCCACCTCGCCGACGAGCTGACCGACGAGCAGCCCCTCGCCGCGCTCCCCGGTGAGGCGTACGCGATGCTCACCACCCAACTCAGCCGGCCCCATCGCCCCATCGAGGCCGCCCACATCGCGTCCACCACCCTCGCGCACCACACCCGCGAACTCGCCAACCTCCTCGACAGCGCCCTCGCCCCCGAGCGGCCCGCCGCGCCCTCCGTCGGCCGGCACCTGGTCTCGATGCTGCGCAGCCACGCCGTGCGCCTCGACGCCCCGCCCCGGACCGCCGTCGACGACGTCCTCGACCTCGCCGCCGCCCGCCTCGCCCGCCGGGCGCAGCGATGACCGACACCACCGCCCTCGCCCTGGCCGCCGCCGTCGCAGCGACCCCCCTGGCCGTGTGGGCCGCCCGCCTCGCCCCGCGCCGCCGCCGCGCCCGTACGGCACACGCCGACCGCCTCGCCCGCGCCCGCGCCGACCGCGAACTGTGGCGACTCATCCGCTCCCGCTGCCCCAACCCCGCCACGTGCCCCACCTGCACCACCCACGCCCACCGCGCCGAAGGGACCGCCCCATGACCCGCAGCAAGATGGCCGCGCGCCGCCGCCGCACCGCCGACCGCGACGCCCGCCGCGCGTCCCTCGACGTCCTGCTCGACCGGGCGCAGCGAGGTACCGCCCTCACGCCCGACGAGGCCGCCCTACTGCGCGCCCACGTCGCCGCCGAGACCACCGAGGCCGACGAGCTGCGCCGCACCGTGGGAGGCCAGCAGACCGCCATGCAGCGCGCGTACGACCGCACCCGGGCCGCCGAGGCCGCCATCGTCGAGGCCGAGGAGGACGCATCCCGCGCCCTCGCCCAGGCCACCCGCGACCGCCAGTTCGCCCAGGACCGCGCCAAGACCCTTCACGCCGAGCGGGAACGGGCACGGTCCGCCGAGCGCACCCTCGCCCGCGTCCGCAGCGCCGACACCCTCGCCGATGCCCTTACCGCCGTCGCCGTGCACGACGGGCTCAGCTCCGCCGCCATCAGCGTGCACGCAGCGTTCACCGCCCTCGCCGACCATCCCGCCGTGGTTCGCGCCGAGCAGGACCGCGAACACGCCATCGCCCTCGCCACCGCCGAGCGCCGCGCCCACGACGCCGAGCGCCAGGCCGCCCAGGAGGAGGCCACCGCGCTGCGCTTCGCGAACTACCTGGCCGCCACGCAGCGCGCAGCCGGCGCCCCCAACTGGGCCGCCCTCCCGGACACCGTGAAGGCCCTCGCCGACCGCACCCGCGCCGCCGAGCGCAACCTCGACCAGGCCCTCACCGCATGGCGCAGCGCCCGCACCCGCGCCCGCCGCCAGGCCGCCGGAGCGACGCCGTGACCGAACAGCCGGCACCCCCGCGCGTCGACCCCGAGCAGCTGCTCGCCGCCGCCACCCAACTCCGCGCAGCCCTCGACGCATGGGCCGCCGCCGTCCTCCCCGCCGCCCTGGCCGCCGTGCAGCAGTTAGCCGCCGCCCTCGACCACGCCCGCCAGGCCCCACCCGCCACGCTCGACCGCCCCAACCGGCCCGCATGGCGATCCCCGTACGGCCCCGCCCACCGCCGCCGCTAGGAGCACCCGCACCGTGACCACGCCCGACACCGCCCCGTCCCGCGTCGCGCACCGCGCCGCCGCCGACCTGGCCGCCATCCGCGAGCAGTGGGGCGACCTGCTCGCAGCCATCGCCCGGCGCCCGGCCGCCGAGTGGCCGCCCCGCGACTCCCGCGCCTACATCGACGGCCACCTCGCCGACCAGGCCGACGAGGACGAGCACCAGGACGACGAGCCGACCATCGGGCGCACCCCGTTGACCCTGCGACAGCACCCCGCCCCGCTCAACCTCGACGCCCTCGACGCCGCCCTCGAAGTCGAGCGGGACCTGTTCGACCTCGCCGACCAACTCGCCGCCCTGGCGCAGCGCCCCGTGCGCACCGGCCGCGACCGTCACGGCCGTTTCGTCCGCGACGAGGCCGACGCCGCCGACCCCGCCCGCTGGACGTGCGCCTACCACCGCGACGCAGGGCCGGCCGACGCCGCCGGGCAGGGAAGCCGGGCGTACGGGCTGCACTGGGCGGCCGTGTGGGTCGAAGGCCGGCTACTGGGCGAGGACGTCGACGAGGGTCTGTTCACGGCCGTACCGGCGCGCGTCGTCGACGAGGCCGCGGCTGTCGTCTCCCGGGCGCTGCGTACCGTCGAGCGGGCACTCGGCAGGGACGGGCGCACCACCGACCTCCCCGAGCCGTGCCCGTGGTGCGCGGGCAGCCTCACCGCGCGCACCCGTTCCGGGGGTGAGCCGGCCGTGACCTGCTCGGGGGAGGACTGCCCCGCGCCCGCGCCGCTCGACAGGGGCCGGCGGGTGTGGCGGGGGCCTGATCTGGTGCCGTTGTGGGTGGCGCTGCACGAGGCCCGGCAGGCCGCCGCCGCGTAGCCCCGAACCCATCACATGAAGCCACTTCACTGATCTTGTGAAGTGGCTTCACTGTTGCTACGGTCGGTCGTGTTGGGCTTCCACCCCGACACCCCGGGCTTCCACCCCGGACCACCAACACCACGGGAGACACCCCATGGACACCTACGGCTACGCCTACGGCAACACCGGCCACTACAAGCGCCCCGGAACCCACACGAGCTACTGCGGCCGCGAACTCATGCACGAGCCGAACACCGCGATCGCCGTGCGCACCTGCCAGTCCTGCGCCAAGGCCGAGCAGCGCGACCGCGTCGCCGCCGAGGAAGTCGCCGCCGACCGTGCCATCGACGGGCCCACCCTCGCCGAGCGCGCCGGGGTCCGGTACTGCGAGGTCGGCACCGGCCGCCGCGTCCACTACTCCGACAACGACGACACCCTCTGTGGACGCGAGGTCACCGAGTACACCGACGGCCTGACCGGTGCGCAGCAGCTGTGCGCGCGCTGCATCAAGGCCGCCGAGAAGCGCGCTTACACCCGCTCCCTCGCCGCCGCTGCGCCGCTGGCCGCCGCCACCGTGCTCGCCGAGACCGTCGAGGCCCTCGACCCCCGCGCGTACCTGCGCGCCACCGTCCTGGCCGAGGGCGGCGAGTGGAACGTCGACCGCGCCACCGCCCTGTTCGAGGCCGCAGGACTCACCGTCGACCGAAACACCCGCTGGGGGTTCCTGCTGCACATGTGCGAGGTCGAGCACCTCCTCGCACCGTGCGACGCGCACGGCACCTTCACTGCGACCACGGCCGCCGACCGCGCGGAGGCCGCCGCGTTCGCCGCCGCCGCCCGCGCCGTCGACGCCGTCGAGCACGCCGAGCAGACCGGCGCCACCACCGCCACCGTCGAGGACGCCGAGGCCCTGTACACCGCCGCCCTGGTCACCGAGGCCGAGGCCGACGACGGCACGTGGCGCGGCGAATGGATCGGCGACCAGCAGCCGGCCGACGTCCTGTTCGCCGTCGCACGACCCGTCGAGCAGGGCGCACTGTTCACCGCGCCCCCACACGCCAGCTAGCCGCAAGCCGCCCGCCCCGCGCCCGTGGGGCGGGCCCCGACCACCACCAGGAGCAGCAGCCATGACCGAGCAGCAGCCGCAGCCCGACGAGCAGGGAACACGCGCCGAGTACGTACGGGCCGACATGTCGAAGGCACCCACCAGCGAGGCCGGGCAGCGCGCCGCCGCCGAGGGCATGGCGACCGCGCAGGGATGGACCGGGCCGGAACTGTCGAAGGCCGTACGCGAGCACAACGGGCGCGTGCTTGCCCGCACCGGCGTCGACATCCACCAGGGCGAGGCCGCCACGCTGCGCGAGAAGCTCCTCGCGTTGCTCGCGGAGCACGACGAGACCGCCGACCGGCACCGCGCCCAGGAGGAGGCCGCGTACGGCATCCGGGCATTTGCCGAGCGGTACGCCAAGGCCGAGTCCTTCGAGGAGCGCGACGACCTCGCCGAGCAGTACGGCAGCTCTCTCACGCTGCCCGAGGCCGGCCTCATTCGCCGAGTCGCCAAGGCCCTTGAAAGTGGGTTGCCCGGGGTCATCGTTGACGCCCACGTGGACGGCATGAGCGCACGGGCGATCGCTCGGGAGCTGTCGTGCAGCGACCGCCACGCCTACCAGGTGATCAAGGACTACCCGTGGGAGGCGGTGTGGATCCTGTACCGCGCCACCGGCGACGACGAGTGGGAGCAGGTAGACGCGGGTCTCGTTGAGACGACCGAGACCGCCGACGACCTCGCCAACCAGCTCATGGGCCGGCACCTCACCGACGACCTCGCCCGGACCGGCGCGCGCGTATCCGTGTGGCGCGCAGGCGACGGTAACGACCCCGACGAGGCGCGCGGCGAGTGCCAGATCGAGGGCAACAGCACGACCGACTGACCGACCCCGCAAACAGCGCGGGCCCGGGGGAGCTTCCACCTTCCACACCGGGCCCGACTCACCACGATGGGAGACACCCCACATGGCTGACACCAACCCTACCCAGCCCCGACAGCGCACCCTGTCCGTCCGCCGCGACCAGGGCCTCGACGACGCACTCGCCGTCCTCACGAGCACCGGCATGAACGCGTCCGACGCCGTCCGCCTCGCCGTCACCTTCCTTGCCCACGGGTACAGCGACATGTGGGCGAAGGGCCACTATCCGAAGGGCGTGCGCCCTCAGCACATGGCACTGCGGGTGCGGCCGTACGACGGCCCCAAGTTCCCTGACCAGCGCGTATGACGCGTGCACCACGGCGCCGGCCCCGTCGTGCGACCGGACGCGGCAGCCGTCGCACGCGCGTCCCACATTGCCACTTGCGCCGTTACCTTTCCGTGACCTAGAGTCGGTCTCGACCCCGGCATGCCCGGAAACGGTCCCTTCACCAGAGCGCCCCGCCCCCACCGGCGGGGCGCTTTTGTATGCCCGCCCTCCCCCTGGCGGGCCCCCTGGCCGTGCAGGAGGTGAGCCCATGGCGCGCCCCATCACCGACAAGGACCGCGCAGCGGTTCGCCGCCTGCACGGCCAGGGCATGAGCCGCAACGACATCGCCCGCAAGATCAGCCGCAGCCCGTCGACCGTGTCGAAGATCGCCACCGCCCTCGACCTCTCGTTCGACCGGGCCGCCGAGGTAGCCGTCGCCACCGAGGTACGCCGCGCCGACCTCGCCTCGCGCCGAACCGCCCTCGCCGCCATCCTCCAGGAGGACGCCGAGCGGCTGCGCGCCCAACTGTGGGAGCCGTGCACGATCGGCGCGTTCGGCGGCAAGGACAACGTGTGGTCCGAGACCCGCCTCGACCGGCCGACGTTCGCCGACCAGCGCGCCATCCTCGCCGCGACCGGAACCGCCATCGACCGATCCCTCAAGCTCGCCCCCGCCGAGGGCGGGCAGGCCGGCGCCGAACAGGTGCGTTCGATGCTGGGCGCCCTGGGCGAGGCCCTGACCCGCGCCGCCGACGACGGAGACGACGACGGGGGCGCCGACGGGGGGTGAGCCGGTGCTCGACCTCGACCGTCTGCCGCTCTCCCGCAAGCAGTTGCGCTCCATCGGCCGCGCGACCGCCCGTATCAACCTGTGGCACGGCAGCGTCCGCAGCGGCAAGACCATCGCCTCACTGCTGGCGTTCGCCATCGCGGTCGCCACCGCCGGCCCTTCCGGCTTGATCGTGATCGCCGGGCGCAGCCTGCAAACGATCGAGCGGAACTGTCTGGAGCCGCTCCAGGACCCCGCCCTGTTCGGCCCCCTGGCCCACCACATCCAGCACACCCGGGGCGCCACCACGGCGACGATCCTGGGGCGCACCGTCCACCTGATCGGCGCCGCCGACGCCCGCGCCGAGGGCCGCCTACGTGGCCTCACCGCACAGCTCGCCTACGTCGACGAGGCGACCCTCATGCCCGAGGGCTTCTGGACGCAGCTCCTCGCGAGATTGAGTGTCCCGGGCGCCCGCCTGTTCGCGACGACCAACCCTGACAGCCCGCGCCATTGGCTGAAGTCGGGCTACATCGACCGCGCCGCCGAACTCAACTTGCGGGCCTGGCATTTCAGGCTGGCCGACAACCCGTCGTTGTCGCCCGAGTACGTCGCCGACCTCACCGCGGAATACGTGGGACTGTGGCGCCGCCGGATGATCGACGGGGCGTGGGTCGTCGCCGAGGGCGCGATCTACGACCAGTGGGACGAGGCCGCGCACGTCGTCGACACCCTGCCGCCCATGCGCCGCTACTGGTGCGGACTGGACTACGGCACCACCAACCCGTTCGCCGCGCTGCTGCTCGGCGAGGGAGCCGACGGGCGCCTGTACGTGTGCGCCGAGTGGCGGCACGACAGCAAGATCGCCCACCGGCAGATGACCGACGCGCAGTACAGCGCCGCCGTCCGCGCGTGGCTCGCCGGTTGGACGCACCCCGACGACCAGACCACCCCGGGCGTGATGCCCGAGTGGACGTTCATCGACCCCAGCGCGGCCAGCTTCATTCAGCAGATGTGGCAGGACGGACACCCCGGCATCGCCCGCGCGGACAACACCGTGATCGACGGCATCCGGTCCGTGTCGTCCCTGCTCACCTCCGGCCGCCTGCTCGTACACCGCAGCTGCGCCGGCCTGCTCGAAGAACTCCCCGGCTACAGCTGGGACCCCACCGCCACCGCGCGCGGCGAAGACAAGCCCATCAAGATCGCCGACCACTCGGCCGATGCGCTGCGCTACGTCGTGCACTCAACCGCGCACGAGTGGCGGCACCTCCTCACCGCACACCAGGAACCCCCCACATGAGCGCCCCCACCGCCATCCCCACCGCGATCACCACCGACCAGCGCCGCGCCGTCTGCCGCGCCCTGGGCCTGCCCCCGGCCCTGGTCGCCGACGTCCACGTACACGCCCGCGACGGCGTACGCGCGGCCCTGTACGTCCTCGACCGCGAGGGCCGCCGGATCCACCACGGCGAGCAGCCGCTCACCGCCACCGTGCACATACCGATGTCCGAGGAGGTGACCACCCGTGGCACTCCCTGAGACAGGCTCCCCCTGGCCGCCCCCGCAGTGGGCCACGATCTATGACCGGATCCGCGTGGACGACGCGTGGTACTCCGGCGACGCCCGCCGCCTGGCCCGCCTGCACGGCGACGGCCAGGACCAGCCCGGCCGCCGCCGGAGATGGGGCCGCCGCCAGCAGCCGGCGCGCAGTGAACAGCGGCTGCACGTCCCCCTTGCAGGCGACATCGCGACCACCAGCGCTGATCTTCTGTTCGCCGACATGCCCGCCATCCGGTCCGAGGACACCACCACCCAGGGCCGTATCGAGCAGCTCCTCGACGAGGGCCGCGTACAGCACACCGTGCTGGGCGGGGCCGAGCAGGCCGCCGCCCTCTCCGGGGTATTCCTGCGGGTGACGTGGGACAAAACCCTCGCCGCACGGCCGCTCTTCACCGTCGTGCAGCCCGACGCCGCTATCCCCGAGTTCCGGTTCGGGATGCTGCGCGCCTGTACGTTCTGGGCCGAGCTGCCGAGCGGCGACAGCGTCACCGTGTGGCGGCACTTCGAGCGGCACGAGCCCGGCCGCGTGGTCCACGCGCTCTACCGGGGGACGTCCGACAACGTCGGCCGCCCGGTGCCGCTGACCGAGCACCCCGAGACGGCCGACCTGGCCGCGTCCCTCGACCCCAACGGGGACGGCCAGAGCATCAGCACCGGTATCCCGCTGCTCACCTGCGCCTACGTCCCGAACATCGGTCCCAACCGGCTGCACCGAGGATCCCCGATCGGGCGCAGCGACTATGCCGCGCCGTTGTATGACCTGTTCGAGAACCTCGACGAGGTGTGGACATCGTGGATGCGTGACATCCGCCTCGCCCGCGCCCGCCTGATCGTCCCCTCCGGCTACCTCCGCAGCAACGGACCCGGCCAGGGCGCCACCTTCGAGGACCGCGAGGTATACGAGCAGCTCAACATGCCGCCCACCGAGAAGGGCGCAGGGATCACCCTGAGCCAGTTCGAAATCCGGGTGGCCGAGCACCAGCAGACAGCGGAAGCGATCATGCGCCAGGCCGCACAGTCCGCCGGGTACTCCGCCCAGTCGTTCGGCCTGCACGGCCAGGGCGAGGCGATCACCGCGACCGAGTCCGACAGCCGCGACCAACGGTCGATGGTGACCCGGAAGAAGAAGGCCGGCTACTGGCGGCACGCCTTGTCGGACATGCTGCACGTCATGCTGCTGCTCGACGCCGTGCAGTTCGGTACGCGCATCAAGCCCGAGCGTCCGTCGGTCGAGTTCGGCGACGGCGTGGCCGAGTCGGAGCAGCAGACCGCGACCACGCTGGATCTGCTCGCCCGCGCCGGCGCAGTCTCCACCGGGACCAAGGTACGAATCTTGCATCCCGAGTGGGACGACACCGCCGTACAGGCCGAGGTCGCCGCGATCCTCGCCGAGACCGGAGCAGCCGCCCCGGACCCCGTGGGGACGTTCCCGCTCGCAGCGTGACCGGCAGGGGGTGAGAGCGTGCCGATTCACCCCGGCATGGTCGAGCCCCTCGCCGAGCGGACCCGCGACCTGTACGCCGCCGCCGAGACCCGCCTACTCGGCATCATCGCCCGGCAGCTCGCCGCAGGTCTGGACGCGCCCAGCTGGGCCGAGCAGAAGCTCGCCGCCGTCCAGGCCATGCGCCGCGCCACACAGTCCGTCGTCGACGAGCTGCACCAGGCCGTCACCCTCGACGTGTTCGACGCGGTCGCCCAGTCCTACACCGAGGGCCACCGCGCCGCCGTCGCCGAGCTGGGCGCCCTGTCCGACAACGCGCGCCGGCTGGTCGACGACCGCCTACCGCAGGCACAGGCCGTCGACCGCCTCGCGCAAGAAACCGTGGACGTCGTCACCTCGACCCACCGCGGAATCCTGCGCGCCGTCCTCGACCGCTTCCGGGCCGTCGTCTCCGAGGTCACGGCCACCGTGGCACTCGGCACGGGCACCCGCCGCCAGGCCACACAGGACGCCATGCGCCGTTGGGCGGACGAGGGAGTGACTTCCTTCCGCGACGTGTCCGGCCGCCGCTGGCAGCTCACGAGCTACGCGGAGATGGCCGTACGGACCGCGACCGCCAGGGCCGCGACCGAGGCCCACATGCGCACCCTCACCGAGCACGGCGTCGACCTGGTCGTCGTGTCCGACTCCCCGCGCGAGTGCCACCTCTGCCGCCCCTGGGAAGGGAAGGTGCTCACCATCGGCGGCCCCGCCGGCGCCCGCACGGTCGAGGTCGAGCACGCCACCCAAGACGGGGTCATGATCCCCGTGCGCGTCGCCGGATCCCTCGACGAGGCCCGCCTCGCAGGGCTCCAGCACCCGAACTGCCGTCACTCCGTCTCGGCGTACACCCCCGGCCTGACCGTGGTCGAGAAGGCCGTCAGCGACCCGGACGGGTACGCGGCCGGACAGCGTCAGCGAGAGATCGAGCGGCGCATCCGCCACTACCGTCGCCGCCAGGCCGCCGCCATCACCCCCGAGGCCAAGCAGGCCGCCGGGATCAAGGTCCGCCAGTGGCAAGGCGCCATGCGTACCCACCTCGCCGCGCACCCCGACCTGCGCCGCCTGCGCCACCGCGAGCAGCCCGGCGCCTCGAACCTGCCCCAGCCGCGCACCGAGCCGACCGCCGAGCAGGTAGACGCCGCCCGGTTGTGGTCGGGCGACGAGACCACCGCGCGCGAGATGAGCGACGAGCAGCTCGCCGCCGCCATGCGCTCCAACCTCCTCGACGACCGCGCCCGCGCCCGGGTGGAGACCGAGGCCGACCGCCGCGACCTCGACAAAAAACTCGAGGTTTTCCGACCCGGCGGCCGACTGGTCGAGGACCTGCTCGCCCTGTCCGACGACGACCTCGCCCGGATCCTGCCGCACCTCGACGACGCCGACACCCTGCGCGTCATGGCCGAGCTGCACCGCCGCAACCGCGCCGCGCAGCTCCCCGGGGTGCGCGCGGATCTCGTTCACCTCTCCGACGACGAACTCGCCGCCCGCTACCGCAACGCCCCCAACGACCAGGAGGCCACCGCCGCCGAGGCCGCCCGCCGCGACCTGCTCTCCCAGCACTTCCCGGGCGGGACGCTGCGCGCCGACCTCGACCAGGTGGGCGACGAGGAACTCGCGTGGTGCATGTCCTACGCCGACCCCGCCGAGTTGCTGCGGATCGCCGAGGAGATGGACCGCCGCGACGGAGTCGACATGCCGCAGCCGGCCGACACCGGGGACGCCGTCGACGACCTGCTCGCCGACCGCGCCGCCCTGGCCGTCGCCCTCGCGCCGGCGCCCGACCCGGACGGGTGGGGAGCGCTCGCCGACGACGCCGTATGGGCGGCCGTCGCCGCCGGGGACGGGGAAGCCCCGCCGACCGCACCGGAGGAAGGGGAGCACGAGGAGGGCCCACGGATCACCCGCCGCCAGGCCCGCGAGATGTACGACGAGTACGTCTACCGGCAGTACCTCGCCGCCGAGGACGCGTGCAATGGCTACCTGCTGAACAAGCGTGCACAGGCCGCCGGGCACAGCCCCGCGTCCCTGTTCAGCGGGCCCGCCCGCATCGCGTACGCCCGCGCGTCGGACGAGCTGAAAGAGTGGTGGGCGACGCATGGGCGCCTGACTCAGGCCGAGTTCATCGAGCAGGCCACCGGCCAGCGCCAGCGCTGGGCCGACGGGGCCCGCAAGAACGAGTCCGACCAGCAGAACAAGAGGTGATCAGCCGTGGGCACGCGCGTACAGATCGTCGAGGCGCACCAGAAGGGCACCGAGGCCGGGCAGGCCGGCGACCCACCGACCGTCTGCCCGTACGGCCGTGACGACATCCTGCGCACCGCGTGGATCAAGGGCTACGCCGCCGCCCGCCGGAAGGCTGGGCACGCGTCGCCTGAGTAGCCGCAGAACCGAAGAACACCCCGAGGGGGCCCGCCAGGTGTGGGCCCCCTTTTGCATGCCCGTACGCCCGCCAGGAGCGGGCCGACCAGCCCCAGGAGGGCGACACCATGAGCACCCCCACCCCCGGCCCGACCGGCGACCAGGGCGACCCGAACACCGGGACCGGCCAGGCCCCGGCCACCCCGCCGAACCCCGCCGCGCCGGCCCCCGGCGAGCAGGACCAGGCCGCCACGATCGCCCGGCTTGAGGCCGACCTCGCCGCCGCGCGCGCCGAGGCCGGTAAGGGCCGCGTCAACGCGAAGCAGGCAGCAGCGGACACCGCGCGCCAGGAGCTGACCGCGCAGCTGATCGGCATTCTCGACCCGTCCCGGGCCGGTCAGCAGGCCACCCCGGAGGAACTTGCCGAGCAGCTCACCACCTCCCGCGCCGAGGCCCGGCAGACCGCCGTGCAGCTCGCCGTTTACCGGACCGCCGCAGCGGCCGGAGCCGACCCCGACGCCCTGCTCGACTCCCGCACTTTCGCCGACTCCCTCGCCGACGTCGACCCGGCCGACAGCGCCGCCGTCACCGCCGCCATCAAGGCCGCGGTGACCGCGAACCCCCGACTCGCCGCAGGCGCCCCGCAGACGGGGGGCCCGCAGGCAGGTGGCCGTGAGTTCACCGCGCCGCAGGAGCAGGGCGTCACCGCCGCTGCGTTCGAGGCCATGACGTACGCCGAGCGCGTCGACCTGTTCCAGACCGACCCCACCACGTACCGGCGCCTCGCCGGCTGATTCCTCCCGGCACCGCGCCGGGCCCAACGCCCGGCGCCCGCGTGCGCCGGAGAGAGTGAGCAGCAATGCCGCAGACCACCGCCGGAGCCATGATCAACCCCGAGGTGTGGGGCGACATGGCGCAGGCCGCGTTCATCGGTAAGGTCCGCGTCGCCGGATCCGCCGCCGTGATCGAGGACAACACCCTTGAGGGTGCCCCGGGCGACAAGATCAAGTTTCCCAAGTGGGGCGCCATCGGCGAACTCGATGACCTGACCGAGACCACCGCCCTGACCACGACCCCGATGACGACCAGCGCCGCCGAGGCCGTGATCCGGGAGGCCGGTAAGGCGGTCGAGATCACCGACAAGGCGAAGTTGATCTCTCTGGGTGACCCGGAGGCGGAGGCCCGCAGGCAGTTCGGCATCCTGGCCGCCCGGAAGGTCGACGCGGCGCTGATCGCCCAGGCGCAGGCCGACGAGACCGCCGCAGGCGGAGGCAACCCGTTCAAGTTCACCACGGCCTCGGGGAAGACCAAGTTCACGTGGCTGGACGCCATGGTGCCCGCGATCGGGCAGTTCGGCGACGAGTGGGAGCCGTCCGACTTCGCCGGTATCTACATCAACAGCGTGCAGCTGGGCGAGGCCATGGCCGACAGCCAGTTCATCGACGCGTCCAAGCTGGGCAGCGGTGAGAGCGCCGCCGCGTCCGGCAGCATCGGCCGTATCGGCGGCGTCAGTGTGTTCGTCACCAACCGCGTCGCGGCCGGAAAGTTCCTGCTTCTCAAGACGGGGTCCCTGGGCCTGCTCTACAAGAAGCGCCCGCTCGTCGAGTCCGACCGCGACATCCTCGCCCGCTCCACCGTCGTCACCACGACCATGCACTACGCCGTGAAGCGCCTCGCGGACCGTGGCGTGTGCGTCGGCACCCTCGCCGCGTCCTGACCCCGGAGAAACGATTCCCCATGCTGCTGCGCCGCCATCACCGAACCGATCCACCGGACGACACCGTGCCGGATGACACCACGCCGGACGACGCTCCCCCGGACGCCCCGCAGGCCAAGAAGGCTGCGGGGCGTTCTGCGTCCCGGGCCGCGAAGGAGGACTGATCCATGGGCCGCGTCTACGCCACCCCCGAGGCCCTCGCGATGTGGATGGGCAGGCCGGCGCCGGACGACGACGCGGCCCGCCTCCTCGCCCGCGCGAGCGAGGACGTCGACGCGGCCCTGTTCACGGCCGTCTACGACGTCGACGACGACGGGGACCCAACCGACCCACAGATCGTCGCCGCACTCGCCAACGCCGCTTGCGCGCAGGCCGAGTTCTGGCTCGCGTCCGGCGACGACGGCACCGGAGCCGCCGCCCAGTGGGATTCGGCGAGCATCGGGCCGGTTGCCCTCAGCGGGCGCCGGCCCGGCGGCCCGTCGGCCGTCTCCGGGGTCGACCTCGCCCCGCGTGCGTACCGCGCCCTGCGCGCGGCCGGACTGCTGCCGGGGGTGATCTGGTGATCGTCCCCGCAACGTTCCTGCCGCACCGAATCACCGTCGAGCCGTATCTCGGCGACACCGCGTACGGGCCGGCGTACGGGCCGCCCGCCGTCGGCATCCGCGCCATGGTGTCGGCCCCGCAGGTCATCACCGCGCCGGACGTCGACTGTCCGCTCGGCTCCCGCATCACCCTGCCGGACGGCCGGACCACCACGGCCGTCAAGGTCGACGTCCACACCGCCCCAGGGCTGCCCGTTCCGGCCTGTCTGGAGGTGACGTGCGGTGAGCCAGCGCAGCCGACTTCGCCTTAACGGGGGCGCCGCCATGCGCGGCACCCGCGCGGGCGCGATCCGGGGCCTGCGCCTGGCCGCCGAGCACATCCTCGCCGAGTCCCGCAAGCGGGTCCCGATCGAGGAGGCGACCCTCGAACGCTCCGGCACCGCCACCGTCGACGAGGCGGACCTCAAAGCCGCCATCTCGTACGACACCCCGTACGCCGTCCGTCAGCACGAGGAGCTGACCTACCGGCACGACGCCGGGCGCACGGCCAAATACCTCGAAGGGCCGATGACGACGGAGGCCGCCAAGGCTGCCGAGATCATCGCCGCGCAGCTGCGCAGGTCCCTGCGTGGCTAGCCTCCTCGACTCCCTCGCCCGCTACCTCGCCGGGCGGGCCCTGCTCACCTACGACCCGACCGGGGTCACGGGCGACACCTTCATCGAGGCCATGCCGCCGGCCCCCGACCGGGCCGTCTCCCTCGCCCTTTACGACGCCGGACCGCAGACGTCCCGCGACGACGACGAGGACCGCCGCCTACAGATCCGCGTGCGCGGCACGGCCGATCCGCGGGTGTCTCGGGACCGCTGCGAGGCCCTGCACACCGCTCTGCAGGGCCTCGCCAACGTCGAGTTGCCCGGCGGTTTCTTCCTCAACCTGGCCGCCTCGCGCGGCACCCCCGCCCCCATGGGCACCGACGCCACCGGCCGACACGAGCACGTCGTGAACTTCGACGTGGCCGTGTCCGCCCCCACTACCCCGTAAGGAGAAACGCCCATGGCGGACACCCGCCCCATCGACGCCCGAGGCTGGCGTTTCGAGGTCCAGGACAGCACGGCCGACCCTGACGTGTGGCTGCCCATCGCCGGTATCGACACGTGGAACTACAACCCGTCCGAGAACGAGGAGACGACCGAAACGACCGCGTTCGACTCCGACGGCCAGTTCGAGCAGGACGTCATGCAGCGCGGCGCGTCCCTGTCCATCGAGGGCAAGTACCGCGTGCACAAGACCACGAAGGCCAGAGACCCGGGCCAGGCGTACATCGATGACGACTGGGTCGAGCGAGTCGGGTTCGAGTCCCGGAATCAGATCCGCTACCGGCACGAGACACAGACCGCATGGCGGGTGTGGGAAGCCACCGTCAGCCCCGGCGAGCAGGGCGGCGGCAACAACGACAAGACCTCTTGGAGCGCCACGTTCACCCGGTGCGGCGCCGCGACCACGATGGCGGTGACCCCGTGACCGAACTCAACCACCAGGACGACGCGCAGCCCGAGGTAGCGGACTTCGATGCGTTCTTCGCCGAGCAGACCCGCCCGGCCACGCAGGGCCTTCCCCTGCGCCTGTTCGGCCGCTCCTACACCCTGCCGCCGCGCATGACCACCCTGTTCGCGCTCCAGCTCCAGCGCGTCCACACCAGCGCCCGGCCGGACGACATCCGCCGGCTGCTCGGCGCCCTGTTCGGACCGGACGCGATAGGCGACTGGGTCGAGCACGGCATGGACGACCGAATGTTCGGCATCGTCCTGCTGTGGTCCACCTCGAACATGGGCGCCCCCGGCAGCCTGAGCATGGAGCAGGCCGCCGCCGAGTACGACGCCCGCGAGGCCGCCCAGGCCACGGCGGGAAAAGCCCGACCGCGCCCCCGCCCGAAGGGCAAGGGGAAGCGGAAGAGTTCTGGCAAGCGGTCCTGATCAACTGGGCGGCCGTCGAGGCCGACCTCGCCCGCGAGTACCACCTCACCGAGGACCACGTCGCGCAGCTGCCCGTGCGCCGCTTCCTGGTCCTGCTCGGCGGACTGCCCGCCGAGTCGACGTTCGCGCAGCGCTGGAAGCGCACACCGCGCGCCGTGACCGACCCGGCCGAGATCGCAGCTCTCACCGGCATGCCTATGTAAATAGCGAGCTAGCCGCCTAGTCAGCGCGGCCAAGGGGGTGACTCCCTTTGGCCCTCACCATCGGTGAGCTGACCGGCTATATCGACCTCGACGACTCCGGCGCACAGGCCGGTGTCCAGCGCGCCGAGGCCGCCCTCGAAGGTCTCCAGCGCGACGCTGACGGCCGCCTGCGCGACATGCGCGGCCGGTTCGTCGCCGCCGGGAACGAGATGGGCGGCGGCCTCGCCGGAGCGTTCGAGGCCGCTTCCGAGCGGGCTAGTCGCAGCCTGGGCGGTATCGGTGGCCTGCTCGGCGCCGCCGCGACGTCGACCAAGCTCCTCGCAGGGTCTGCCGTCGCGGCGGGCGGCGCGCTCGCCGCCGTCCCGCTGGCCTTCATCGGCCTGGGCGCGATCGTTCTCAAGGAGAACGAGCAGGTCAAGGACGCGTTTTCCGACCTTGGCGAGCACGTCAAGGGGCGGATGCAGGAGCTTGCCGCCCCGCTGGTCAAGCCGTTCGTTCAGGCTGCTGACCAGCTCGGCAGCATCTTCGATCGGCTGGCCCCGCAGCTAGGGGCCCTGTTCTCCGGCGTCGCCCCGCTGGTCGCCCCGCTGGTCGACGGGATCGGCGCACTCGCCGAGTTCGCACTGCCCGGCCTGGTCACCGCCGTTCAGGCTGCGGGACCTGTCGTCTCGGCCCTGTCGTCCGGGCTCGGCGCGTTCGGCGCCGGGATCGGCGGTCTCTTCGAGGGGATCGCCACAGGCGCGGCCGGCGCGGCCACGGGACTGACCGGGCTTTTTAACGGCCTCTCCGTCATCTTGCCCGCCTTGGGCGGGTTCATCGGCACGCTGGCTCAGGCCGGCGGCCCGGTGCTGGCCTCCCTCATGGGGGCGCTCGCGCCGCTCGTCTCCACCCTGCTCGACGCGCTCGCCCCCGCGCTGGCCTCCCTGGGCCCGCCGCTCTCGCGACTGATCGGGGCGTTCGGCGACGGCCTCGCGCCGATCGTCGGCGGACTCGGCCCCGTCCTGGACGCGGCGGCCGGGGCGTTCGGCGCGCTGATCGACGCCGCCGCCCCACTGCTGCCGGTCATCGGCGCGCTGGTCGCCTCCGTCCTGCCGGCCGTAACGCCGCTGCTCAACGCGCTCGGCGACGTCCTCGTACAGCTCGGCCCCACAGTCGGGATCCTGGTTGACGCCCTGGCGGGCGCGCTGTCCCCGATCCTGGCCCAACTGCCGGGCCTGATCACCCCGTTCGCGGCGACCATCGGGGAGCTTGCAGAAACGATTCTGCCGATCCTCGCGGATCTGCTGATCGCCCTGGCTCCGTCGCTCGCGACGGTCGGCCAGGCCCTCGGTCAGGTCCTCGTCGCCCTGGCCCCGCTGCTGCCCGCCATCGGTCAGTTGCTGATCGGCGCGCTGAACGCGTTGATGCCGCTGATCACCCCGCTGATCGGCCTCATCGGGCAGCTGGCGGCCGTCTTCGCAAACGGCCTGGCCGCCGTCATCTCGCAAGTCGTAATTCCGATCATCGGCGCCATCGTGGCGCTGCTCAGTGGGGACTTCGGCAAGGCGTGGGAGCTGGCCAAGCAGGCCGTGACCGGGGCCGGCCAGGTGATCCAGCAGATCAGCAACAAGATCGGCCAATGGATCAGCGCGGGCATCGACACCGCTGTCGAGTGGCTGCGCGGACTGCCCGGCCGAGCCGCGTCCGCCGTGGCTCCCATGGCCGGACAGCTCCGCGACCGCGCGGTACAGGCGATGGGCGAGTTCAAGGCCGGAGTGGTCAACAAGGCCAGTGAGGCCGTCGCGTGGATGCGCGGTCTGCCCGGCATGCTGTCCGGCGCCCTGGGCGACCTGGGCGGCCTCCTCGTCGACAAGGGCCGCGACGTCGTGCGTGGTCTGTGGAGCGGCATCCAGTCCATGGGCGGTTGGCTCCGCTCGACCCTGATGGGCTGGGCGAAGAACTTGATTCCCGGGCCCATCGCCGAGGCGTTGGGCATTCACTCGCCGTCGCGCGTCATGGCGCGCGAGGTCGGCCGGTGGATCCCCGCCGGTCTGGTGAAGGGCATCCAGTCCGGCCAGGCCGCCGTCGACCGCACCATGCGACAGCTCGTCACCCCGCCCGCCGTCCCCGCCCTCGCGTACGCGGGGGCGGGCGCAAGCCCGTACGGGCAGGGCGGCGCGGTGTTCGACACCGGCAGCAGCCGGGGCCCGCTCGTCCACGTCGAGCACTGGCACGCCGCAGAGAACGGCAGCCCCGACGACAACGCGCGTGCCCTCGACTGGCACGCCAAGGGACGGGGGTGAGCTGATGGCCCCGGGTGATCGGCTCACCTCCCCCGGCCAGGTCCAGTACGGGGATCTCCTGCTCGGCGCCGGTACCTACTACCGGTGGAAGGAACTCGCTGGGTGGGAGTCCCTCCCCCCGCTCGACTCCGGGACCGTACTCCGGGCCGGCGGGCACGGCGCCTACCCCGGCACCCTGTACGCCCAGGCCCGCACCATCACCGCGGCCCCGATGTTCATCCGGGCGCCGTCCGCGCAGATCGGCGAAGCCGTCCGGGTGCTGGGCGCGGGTACGGGCGTGGTCCAGGACGAGCAGCCGCTCGCCGTGTGGCTCGACGAGCGCGGGCCCCTGCTCACCTATGCGCGCATCGTGCGCCGCAGCGTGCCCGTGGGCATCGGCTACCGGCAAGGGGTGATCTCCGGGGTCGCGCTCCAGTGGGAGGCCACCGACGCCCGCCGGTACGGCATCCAGGAGCAGGAGGCGACCGCCGGCCTGCCGCAGGCCGAGGACGGGCTCAGCTGGAACCTCGACCCCGGCCCCGAACACCTCGCCTACCCGCTCGCCTTCGGGCTGCCGGGGTCCACGGGAACGCTGGTCACCTTCAACGGCGGTGACGCCGACACCCACCCCGTCGTCACCTTCCGGGGCCCGGTGAGTCGGCCGTCCCTGACCAACATCACCACCGGCCTGATCCTCGAGTACGACATCACGCTCGCCGCCGAGGACCGCCTCACCGTCGATACCGCCAACGGCACCGTGATGCTCAACGGCCAGGCGTCGCGCCTCTACACGGTGACGCCGCAGAGCTGCCCCGAAGAGGCGTTCACCCTCGCCCCGGGCTCCACCCCCCTTGTCTTCCGGGCCGAGCCCGGCACCGGCGGCCCCGCCGCCTCCGTCTCTGTGCGCTATCGCGCCGCCTACTGGTAGGAGGACCCCCCTAATGACCGTGCGCGCCGGATGGCTGCTGCCGGAGGGACAGACCCGCGAGGACACTCGACTCGCCCCTATCGGGACGATGGCGCCCGAGGGCACCCTCACCACCCGCGACGGCGTACTCGCCGGGGGCGCCGGACTGTCCGCCACCGGCACCAGCGCCATGCAAGTTCAGATCGGTACCGGCCGCGCCATCGTGCAGGGCACCAGCGTGCAGGGCGCCTACCCGGTGGCCATCACCGCCCCAGTGACCCTGACCGTGCCGGACGGCCATGCCCAGCACCCGCGGATTGATGCCGTGGTGCTGCGGGTGATCGACACCCTGTACGAGACCGCGCTACAGGACACCGTGCAGCTGGAGATCATCAGCGGCACCCCGGCCGCGTCCCCAACGGCGCCGAGTACCCCGACCACGGGGATCAAGCTATGGGAGATCGCCGTACCGGCCGGCACCTCCGCCGGAACGGGCGGGATCACCTGGGCATCGGCGCTGACCGACAAGCGGCGGTATACCTCCGCGCACGGCGGGATCATCCCGCGCGGCTATTCGCTGTCGTTCTCCGGCGCCTACGCCGGGCAGTACCGCGACAACGGCGAGGAACTGGAGCGCTGGAGCGGATCCGGCTGGGAACCCGTGATCAAGCCGATCAAGTGGCAGCCCCTCACCCTGCCCGCCGGCCTGTTTGCCCCGTCTCACTCGCCCGTGCAATACGCCATCCACAACGGCCGGGTGTGGCTGCGCGGAGAGATCGCAAAGTCCGTCGGCCACATGACGCACGGCATGGACGTGCTCATCCTGCCCGGCACCCTCCCGATCCCGTTCTGGCTCCACCTCCCATGCGGCGTAGCCAGCACCGGCGCGCCCACAGGGGCCCTGGTCGGTCGGCAGACCCTCACGCTCAACATGACCCCCACCAACGCAACGAGCTGGGCCGTCTACCTGAACGGGATCTCGTGGGCGCTGCCATAACCGGCGCGTACCGCGCCCTGCTGTGCGACCTGCGCACCGATCGTCTCCTCGACGTCCTGCCGTTGCACGGCGTCAGCCTCGACAGCTACATCGGGAAAACGGGCACCTGCTCGGGGACCATCCCCATCCCCAACGCGGCCATGGCCGCCCGCGTCCGCGACGCCGTCGCCCCCGGCCGTACCGCCCTGTGGCTGGAGCGCGGCGGCGACATCTGGTGGGGCGGCCTGCTGTGGACCTCGCAGATCCAGAGCGACGACCGGGGCCGGCTGTCCATGGCCATCCAGGCCGGATCGTTCGAGTCCTACCTCGATCACCGACTCGTCATGACCAGCAGCGTGTTCGAGGGCCTGGACCAGTTCGAGCTAGCGCGGACCCTGGTCGAGGACGCCCAGGCCGTCAAGGGCGGACACATCGGGATCGAGACCGACGCCCGCATGTCCGGGGTCCTGCGCGACCGCGCGTACTCCCGCTACGACCTGCGGACCGTCCGGGAACTCCTCGACGACCTCGCCGCCGTCGAGGGCGGGTTCGAGTGGCGGATCAGCGCCCACCGCGACCCCGTCACCGGGCACCGGATCAAGCGGTTGCAGCTGGGCCATCCGGTGATCCGAACGGGGACAAGCGACATCGTCCTCAGCCGGCCCGGCCCGGTCCTGTCCTACGCCTGGCCCGTGGACGCCACCACGCTCGCCACCGTGTGGCAGTCGCGCGGCGCGACCACCAACAGCGATGCGGGCGCCGAGAGCGTCCCGCTGATGTCCGAGGTCCTCGTCGACGAGGCCGCGCACGCCGCCGGATGGCCGCGACTGGACGGCACCAGCGACCACACCACCGTGGAGCAACAGGCCACCCTCGACGCGCACGCGCGCGGCGACTGGGAGGCCGCACGGGCCCCGCGCACGATCCCCGAGGTCACCGTCGCCCTCGCCCGCACACCCCTGACGCCCGCGCTGCTCGGCGCCACCGTCCGCCTGCGGATCACCGACCTGATGTGGCCCGAGGGCCTCGACGCCCGGTACCGCATCGTCGGCATGGCCATCACCGCGCCCGAGCGCGGACGGGCGGAGACCGCCCGCCTGTATCTGGAGGTTCCCTGATGGCCGCCGTCCCCCTCGACCTCCTCGACCGCGTCCGCACCCTGGAGCGGCACATCAGGGTGCTGGCCGGGCGCGGGCAGATGCGCCCCGCCCTGACCGAGATCACGACCGGGGATATCGCCATTGGCGAGGGCGGCCGGATCCGCGTGAAGGCGCCCGGCGGCACCACCGTGTTCGAGGCCGGGCAGACCCCCGGCGACGACTGGGGGGTGTGGCTCGCCCGCCAGGACGGCAGCGAGGCCCTCACCGTCGGACACGATCCGTCCGCCACACAGCAGATGGTGCAGCTGTGGTCACGGGACACCGCCGCCCCCGATCGCGCGCTCGTCATGGACGACGCCCACTCGGACCGGTTCTTGGGGCGCCCGTGGATTCCGCTCCAGCTGCACCCCACCGCCCGCCAGAGCACCACACAGACCACGCTCGACGTCGCGTGGGCGGGCGCCGGCCCCGCCATCAACGCCGTCGCCGAGATCGTCCTCACCACCCGGGCCGGGACGGGCGGCGCACAGGTCAAGGTCACCAGGCGCCCCCAGGGCGGCACGCCCGAGGTCGTCGCCGACTACGACGTCCCCGCCGACGTGTGGACCGAGCACACCATCACCGCGCCCATGCACGGCATCGAGTACATGCAGCGCGTCGAGTGGACCGTCGAGCACCGCGCCAAGAGCGGCGGGGCCTCCGTCGAGACCCGCCTCATCCGCGCCACCGGCCGCAACACCGCCACGGCCGACGAGACCCCCACCGACCCGGTGCGCACCCCTTAGAACGGAGGCCGCCATCACCCTGCCCGTCACCATCCCCGTCGTCACCGTCCGCGCCCGCTACCTCCTCCCGAGCGGCGAGCCCCTCACCGGATCCGTGACCTTCCGGGCCCCCGCAATGCTCACCTTCGGCGCGGCCGACGTGATCCTCGGCGGGCCCGTCACCGCGACCCTCGACCCCCAGGGCCGCATATCCGTCACCCTCCCCGCCAACGACGCCGATGGCATGGACCCGAACGGCTGGGCCTACCTCGTCACCGAGCAGCTCGCCGGGGTCGGTACCAACCGCTCGTACAACGTCCTGTTGCCGAAGGCCGCCACCGAGGTCGACCTCGCCGACATCGCCCCGACCGACCCCACCAAGCCGAATTACCTCGCCGTCGCGGGCCCCGCCGGCCCGCAGGGACCGCCCGGCCCGCAGGGCATCCAGGGACCGGCCGGACCGTCCAATACCCGTTGGCGCCGCCGGGACCTGCCCGACCCACTCATAGCCGACGCCCTGTACGCGGGCCCGGCCCCGGTCATCACCACCGCGCCGGGCACCACCCCCACCCCCGGATACGTCCGCCACGTCCCCGACCCGATCGCCCTCACCGGCAGCGAGGTACGGGGCGCGTTCACGTTCGTCGGGGCGGGGAACTTCCGCATCGGCACCGTCACCCCTGACACGCAGTACGTCTTGCCGACGTCGCGGTACCCCAACACCTACGCGTCCGGCCAGGCGGTGTGGGGCGTCGAGTTCGGCACCGACAGCCGGTACCTACAGGTGAGGTACAAGCACATCGGCGCCGCCTCGATGTTCCGGCTGAGCATTGACGGCCGGAAGGTGAGCGACACCGCGCAGCCGGCCGGAGGGACGACCGCCGGATCCGGGCACCTGATCACGATCGACCTGGGCAGCGCCGCCCCCAGGACCATCCGATTCGACTTCACCACGATGCCGTTCGGCGGGATCTACCTCCCCCCGTCGGCTGGACTGTGGCGCGTCCCGACGCAGGGCGGCCGCTTCGGCGTGCTCGGCGACTCCATCAGCGACGGATCCGCCCACAACACTGGCGGCGGCACGGGCACATGGGTGCAGCGCGCCGGCCGCCTGCTCGGCACCACGGACGTGTGGGAGCAGGGACGTGGCGCCACGGGGTATTGCGCACCCGGCACCTCGGCGAACTTCGGCACCCGCGCGCCGGCCGACATCGTCGGATGGGGCTTCGATCGGCTGGTCATCTGGGGCGGGTACAACGACGTCGGAGGCTTCGACCAGCTCACCATCCGGGCCGCCGCCGACGCCCTGTACGCGCAGATCAAGCAGGGCCTACCCGCGTGCGAGACGTCCGTCATCGGGTGTTGGGCACCGACCGGCACCCCGGCCCCGTCCATCGTCACCACTGACGAGACCCTCCGGGCCGCCGCCGCAGCCGCGCAGCTGCCGTTCATCTCCCCGGTGACCGGCACGATCTACAACTCGGCCGGGCAGGCCGTTGCCACGCACGGCCCGTGGATCACCACCGGCAACGCCTCGACCTACGTGGGCACCGACAACGTGCACCCCACCGACGCCGGGCACTTTTACCTCTCCCGCCGCATCGTGGCGGCCCTGCGGGAACTCCTGCCCGCGTAGCACCCCACCCCACCGCACCCCCGCGCTGCACCGCGCCGGGGGCTTTCGGCATGCCCAGAAAGGCCGCCCATGAAGTTCGTTACCCGCGCCCAGTGGGGCGCGCGCGCCTCGCGCTACGCCCTGGCCCACATCGCGTCCACCCGGGGGGTGAAGGTCCACTACGAAGGCTCGTACGTCCCGGCCGCCCTGGCCGCCCCGGATGCGCACGGTCAGTGCACCAGCCGCGTCCGCGCGATCCAGGCGCAGCACCTGGCCGACGACGAGGAGGACTACTCGGATATCGCGTACTCCGCGATGGTCTGCCCGCACGGCTACGTCTACGAAGGCCGTGGCGCGCACCGCCGGACCGGCGCCAACGGTTCGGCCGCGCTCAACTCCGCGCACTACGCCGTGTGCGCCATGGTCGGAAACTCCGGCCTGACCGAGCCGACCGCCGCGCAGCTGCACGGGATCCGCGATGCCGTCGAATGGCTGCGCGAGGACGGCGACGCCGGAGACGAGATCCGGGGCCACCGCGACGGGTACGCGACCGCGTGCCCCGGCCCGGCCCTGTACGCGTGGGTCCAGCGCGGCGCACCGCGCCCCGGCGGCACCGCGGATCCCGGCCCGGCGCCGGGCCCCGAGTACCAGCCGTATCCCGGGGCGACGTGGTTCAAGGCCGCGCCCCGCAGCCCGATCGTGACCGCCATGGGCCGGCGCCTGGTCGCCGAAGGGTGCGGCCGGTACCGCTCCGGCCCCGGCCCGCAGTGGACCGACGCCGACCGCCAGTCCTACGCCGCGTGGCAGCGCAAGCAGGGCCACAGCGGCGACGACGCCGACGGCTGGCCCGGCCCGAGCACCTGGGCCGCGCTGCGCGTCCCCAAGGTCTGACCCACCCCCACCCCAGAAGGAGCCCCACATGACCAACGCCGCGAAGCGGACCGTCCGCACCGTCGTACAGACCGCCGTCGCCCTGGCCGTCGCCCTGCCCGCCATCGTCGGCGCAGCCGGCATCCCCGACACCCTGCCTTGGGTCGCCGGAGCCCTCGCCGCCGCCGGTGGCCTCGCCCGCGTCATGGCCCTGCCCGCCGTCGAGGCCCTCCTCGACCGCGTCGGCCTGGGCCTGGTCGACGCGGTCGCCGAGTGACCCCACCGGCCCCCGACGACAACGGCGCAGGCGTCGCCCTCGAACTCGAACGGCTCCGCGCCGTCGTCGAGGTCGGCATGACCCGCATCGACGGATCCCTCGCCCTGCTCGTTCAGCGCTCCGACCAGACCGACAAGCAGATCGCCGACCACGAGAGCAGGCTCGACGCCCTCGAACGGGGCCGCTGGCCCCTGCCGTCCCTCGCCGCCCTGGTCGCCGTCGTGGGCGTCCTACTCGCCCTCTGGCAGGCCGGGACCGCCCGGTAAGCACAACGCCCCCGTACGGCCCTGCGTGGGCCGTACGGGGGCGCCTTTCTGCGTTCCCCCTGCACTACTCCGACAGCTGCGCCGCACGGGCGTACAGGGCCTCCTTCAACTCGCCAATCCGCAGCGGGTCAGGGCGCGGGTGGATCCACTGGTTTCCCGGGTGGAGGCCGTTCGGTACGGGCGCGCTCCGGATGAACTCCGTGAACTCCTCGTCGGCCCACGGCGGCACCCACGCCCCCGACCGGCACACGAACACGGCATCGAACGCCACCCCCGGGGCCGACCCGTCATCGATCGTCATATCGACCTCGACGAGCGGGACCTCGCGGGGGCGAGCCAGGCTCTCCCGCCACGGCGGGAAGTGGACGTGCAGCCGAGCGCCGGCCCACGCGTGCGCAAGCATCCAGTTCTCACACCGGATGCCGTCCCCGCTGGTCCGCCAGTGATCGAACGACGCGTGATTCGTCTTGTACCCGGCGTCGTGGTGCGCGTCGTACAGGTGGACCGACTCCCACGCCCCGGACCCGCCCACCGTGCTGGGCCACAGCTGACCCGCCCATGCGTTGCTGTCCGCGTAGATCAGTAGGGCCCGCTCCGTGAACGTGAACCGCTCCCAGAAGCCGCGCCATCCCTGCACCTGGGGCAGCTCCACCCCGGCCGCCAGGAACGCCTTTGCGCGCGCCTCCCAGACCACTTCCGTGTGGTGCTCATCCTCAGCGACAGGCCACCCGTACAGCTCCGGATGATCCCCGGCCGGGCCCCCGGCCTCCGGCGTCGGAAAGAAGAAATCCCAGTCAACGGCGAGCATGTGCACAGCAGGTCACCTCTCCTCGGAGTACCAATCAGCGTAGCCAGACACGGGGCCGCGCCCCGGGTCGAAACCCGGGGCGCCGCCTCACAGTTGGGCCAGTTCAGTGGCCGGGCGAGCCGCTCCCGCCCTGGCCGTCGCCGTCCTCGATGTCGGTGTTACTCGACCCGTGGCCGCCGTTGTCGTCGTCGTCGCCACCGCGAACGATGGCCTTGCGCTGGAGTGCTTCCTTGAGCGTCACTTCTGTGCCTCCTCAAGACCTCCGGCCCGGGGGACGTCCCCGGCCCGTCGTGCACTTGCAACCCGCCCCACAAGGGCGGGGGCTTGCGCCGTCCCTGCCGGGATCCCGGTACGAGAGGGGGGAGCCTCGATCTCGGATACGACCGGCAGGGACGGAGTCTTGGGCGGCCGCGCCCGCTGGGTGCGACAGCGGGCACGGCCAGGCAGGGGCGCGGCCGGACGGCGGCATGGCTGACCCCCGCCCCGCGCTTCGGGAGCGACACCGAAGCGGTCAGGGCGTCGCGTGAACGGCGACGGGAAGGGCGACTACCTCATGAGGACGGCTTGCACGCGGTGGCCCTGCCAGCGGATGCCGACCGCCGTACCGCCGTACTGGTAGTGCAGCGGACGGAGCGCGCACTCATGCCAGCCCGAGCCGTCGCCCGTCCTGTGCTCGGCCCGTTCACACACCGCGACCTCGCGGACGGGGCCGGTGTACGGGGGTGCTTGCGCGGGCAGCCGGCGGGCCGCCGCGATGTGCTCTGGTTTGAGGACGGCCACGGCCCCGCACAGGGGTACCGGCCGCTTCACCGGGCACTCACAAAGGCCAAGATGATGGCGGCCCCGGTGGACCCCACCACGGTCGCGATCAGGAGCGGGCCCGCGAACCGAGCCGCGTAGTCGTAGGCTCGCCGGATCCGGCTCCGAGGCCGCCGCCCCGCCCTAGCGGCGCGGTCCACCAGGACGGGCGCCGCCTCCCTTATGGCCGCCGACCACTCCGCGGCCTCCTGGTCCGCCAGCATGGCCACCCAACCGCCTTCCAGTTCCGCACGCTGCGCCGCCGTGAACCGGAACACCTCCTCAGCCTTCACAGCCGCTCCCAACTGCGCTGGTTGGCCAGGCGAGTACCGGCGCTGAGGCGCTCGGCGTTGGTCGGCTTCACCAGGCCGTCCGGCGCGACGTCCACCTCGACGCCGCCCCCGACGGGCCGGACCTGGCACAGGCCCCAGTCGAGGCCCATGAGCGTGCCCAGCTGGCCCGTGGACTCGATCTTGACCAGGTCTCCGCGCTGCGGCGCCCACTCGGGGTCGTCGCCTTCCTTGGGGCTGCTCACGCCGTCGCTCCCTTCTCGTCGGTCGCCCTGCGGTGGGGGTGCTGCCGGATGATGTCGTTGCAGCTGCGCCGGCTCACCCCGCAGCCCAGCGAGCGGAGCCGTTCGCGGCGCCGTCCGGCGGCCCCGCAGATCAGGCACCCCGGCACCGGCACGGGCTCAAGCTCCGACCTGGGCAGCGCCGGGGCCGCCCCGGGCTCACTGCTGCTGCTCAT